AGTGCTGTTTGTACTACTGTATCTAGGCGATCCAAATCAAGTTCTCCTTCTTCCCATATACCTTCAGCATATTCTACTATGCTATTAAGGCCGTCGTAACCATGTACTTTTACGTGATGGTGTAATGCATACTCAAATGTGTAGGCTTCTTTCATTGTACTGAACTGAATGAAGCCACATAAATGCTTACCTTCATAGTCTATTCTTTTGTAGAACTTATGTAGTGACCACCTTTTCTCAGGTTCTCGAGTTGAACCTATATAGTATGGACGATACTTGTTCAGTGTACGTATTATATATACGTATCCTGGTACGTCTGTTGCGTACAGCTTAGCTCTAGTGCTTCTAGAAATTGCTGATCCTCCTTATGGCTTTTATGCAGTATGTGGCGATGTTGTCACTTTGTTACTTAGGTTCCTGTACTTATACTTTAAGTGTTTCTGTAGGGTTGTTTATAATATCTTATATATATATAGTATTATATTATACCTATATATATTACTACATAATAACTTACAACCAATACTTACAGCAAACACTTATAGCTTATAAGTATATAACCTCTAAGCGAATTTGACGACAATCGCCACATACATCCTAAACGTCATAAAATTATACCAGAAACCATCGTAAGTGTCAAGCTTCCTGCAAATTTTAAGCCTGCATTCACTCCTATAGTTAATTTCTAACCAAAATCGCACTTTCAGTGCGATTCTAAGCTTGACAAATCAACTAAAGTGTGTTATAATTATACTCAGGATGAGCGTTCGGCAGCAATTTTACTCACACTAACCACAGAACGAGAATATACTCATGTCATTGCCTAAATTTATAACTAAACTTATCCCCCGGGCCCCGCGCGTAAGTAATATTCACAACTATGTCTATGCTCAGTGCGATCCGTCTAAGTGTTATTACTGCAGCGGCAAGGCGACAGCTATGGATCACGTCCTGCCGCAATCTCTAGCGCAGCTGCTACCATATTATAAGTTTCCAGCCGAACTGCTGCAGCTCGTGCCGTGCTGCACACGCTGCAATTCCATAGCTGGCAATCGATTCTTTACGAGTCTAGAAGCTAAACGTAAGTTTATTCTGTTGCGTCTACGTGAACTAAAGGTTCGTGCTCAATATGCTGAGGTGTTGTCTAAGTTGGATAACTTACTGTCTAGGTGAGTGATAGGCTAGAACTAATACTGTCTAAGTTAGTACTGTCTAAGCTAGGACTATTTGTACTATGTTGCTTAGGTGGGTGAGCGCAAAAAAGGGCTAGCCGAAGCTAGCCCCATTTGTTTACTATCTAATTCTGAGTTTGCAATTCCTTGCTACTTCTGCTAGTTCTTGAAAGAGGTTATCTAACTTATCTCTGTCACTGGCCTTGAGATACTTCTCATTCAGGCGCGCAAGCTTAGTTAAGATATTGCTGTTGTTATCAGCGAGTACTTTCAGCATGAAATCATCCCAATACTCTTTTGGCAATTCCATTTCAGCTCCTTTTGGAGCTAGCCGAAGCTAGCCCCGCGTCTAAGTTTAGAATAACCACTGTGTATTCACGGCGAGCCAGAATACTGCGATATATACGAGTATCGAAAATGGGCCTATAAGTGCAGCTAGCATAATTAGTTCCTTTAGGCCAGGAGATTTCTCCCCTGGCCCATGTGTGAGTTTACTTTAAAGCCTTGTTATGATCCTCGAGGTGCTCCTTGACTAAATTAGCGCACCATATACAGATAATATACAGTGTGCCGTTTACTTCTACTTTCAGTACATTGTGTACGTCCCATTGTTCACCACATAAAGAGCAAGGTGTCATTCTAGTTCCTTTGTGCACTGGTGCTCATCCCAGTGCAATAGAATTTAGTGTTACCTGCGGCCTATTTCTGCCCACGCATTAGTTGTGAAGTTAGCGTCTAAGTAATCTATGATAGGATGTAGGTCTTCATAATCCTCGCAAAATTCTCTAATTTCAGCAAAGGATTTGCCCATAGCAAGTGCAAATCCTACAATATCGTACCATCCAAAACACCAGTTTGACGGATGTACTTCTACGCCGAGATGAGCACACAACTCCTCGTCTATCAGTGTCAATTTAACTGGGCCAGCGGCCGGATCACTTTTGCGAGTTAATGTAAAACAGTTAGGCATTGTACTTTCCTTTGTGCACTGGTGCTCATCCCAGTGCATTTAGTATTAGGGCCGTAGTTTCCTATTTAAATCAAGTTGATAACTACGTTGGTTCTTTCTATGAACTGATGCACCGCAGTATTCAAATCAACTGGCGCCTTGTAAGACAGAAGGAAGTCGTTATGCGCACCAGAGAAAGTCAGTTCCATACTCTCCGCACCGAATACCTGACAAAATTGCAGTGCCAATTTTGCCACTCTATAATCCAGAATTACATGCGTATACTTTTTCATTGTACTTTCCTTTTGCACTGGTGCTCATCCCAGTGCATATGTGAGTTAACTAATCGTTCCAGGTTTCTAACTCGGCATCGCGTCGTGCAACACGCTCTACTATCATGTCAAGCAGGTCACTGCAACAGTTATCGCACAGTGCGAATTTAACAGGTACGCCATCTACTGTTACTACGTCCGGCTTTTGTTCGTGACATAATGTACAGGTATACATTATCAGTTCCTTTTATGAGTTGGGCTAGTCCTTGTCCTAGCCCAAGTTTCTTGTTCACCTTGTTATTTTTTGGTGGTCTTTTTTAACGCTTCCAGTCTTGCCTTGGCAATCGCCATCATTGCCTCAAGTTCTGCTTCGTTGGCATCATTAATTGCGTCCATTGCCTTCTCCTCGGACGTTTTGGTAAATTTACCCGCTTCGTCTACCAGTACTCTGCGACCAGTCGGAAATCCATCAACTTTGCGTGCATGAGTTTGCAATTTACGAGTTACAGACTCACCACCTGCCTTGAGCAGTGCATCGAGTGACGAGAACTGCACCTGTGCCTGGTATTTGACAACAGGATTTTCTGGCTTGCCCTCAATGTGGCACTCAAAGTCAATGTTAACCTTCAAGTCGGCGACTTCATAGGTAGGCATGTGAATGCTCCCTTGCGCTCCTGGCGCATTATGGTAAAGAACCGTTGGTGGCCCATTTGCCACCTACTTTAATTGTTGCACAGAAACACTTGTTTGTCAACTCGTTTTTTCTGTGCCAGTGCCGCGTTGCCACTCACAGTTATATTGTTGCATACAGGAACTGGTTTGTCAAATCGCATTTGCACTTTAAGCCATAGAATGAAAGTACATTCCCGTACACGCACGCCTTCAGGCGCCTGTATTCAGGTGCACGCACGCGCCTGTATTCACGCACGCGCGCGAAGGCCACTGGGGGGTACAAGTTCGTCGCGGCTGGGGAGAAGCACCTTTCTTGCGTGGCAACTTTTTTCTTCATAAGTAATTATCACCCCTCCTTTCTAAACGTAATTATAACACACTCTGGTTAAAAAGTCAAGTTACTTACAAATTTCGAGTGACTTAAGCTGCTGTGGTCAGCACAGGCTCAAATGTAAATTTACCGAAACTATCCTTTTTAAGTGAAAATCTCTACGAAGCCCTTGACTCTTAGACTGGGATGTGTTATACTTGATTATAGAATGTGGGCTTGTTGAGTGGCCAAAACCACTCGCAAGTAGTGTAGATAGGCTGATCACCGAACGGGCAGCTTCTCACTGCCCTTCTACACTAATATAATGAGAGCTAACTTGAGAGGTTAGCAATAATGAGAAAGTACAAAAGTAGTGAGCTATATTTTACTAACTCTTTATTACGCTTCGTAGATAAAGTAGATATCATAGAGAGTGATGATGATTGCTGGAATTGGATGGGTAATACTAGACTTGGCTACGGAGTTTTCTGGTTTTGTAATAAGAGCATAACGGCTCATAGGTTTGCGTATTGGATATTCGTGGGACCAATAGATATTGGCAAAGTAATACATCATGAGTGCAAGAACAGACTGTGCTGCAATCCTAGGCACTTAAAGCAGATAACGCACTCAGAACATTTCGCTAGTCACCCAGAGCGTCTTAAAAGAGGTTTAGGTCGTTCTCATAAAACGCACTGTATACGAGGTCACGAATTTACAGAAGAAAATACATATGCTTGGGGTGGCTATAGGCAATGCAGGCAATGCATGCAAGCTTATAGAGATTCTAAGCCACGAAAATCTAAGAGGCGTATAAAGCGCTTAACTCCTTACATAAGAAAGGATTAGTTCATGGACGAACCTAAGTACTTATATGACAAGCGTTTTGTCGAGAAGCGCAATTACGAAGTTAAATCACTCTGGCAGAATCACGAACAAATGCTACGTATGGTTGCGTTAGGCCATTCAAATGAGCATATCGCCCAAGCCTGCGGTGTGACAGCACAGACAGTTTCGAACGTCCGTAACTCGCCTATCGCCAAGGGCAAGTTAGATCAGCTGCGTCAAGCACTCGATGCTGAAGCTATCGACATCGGTGCGCGCATAAACGAATTCGCCCCAGTCGCTCTTAAGTTACTTGAAGAGGTTATTAGTGGAGAGGTTGAGGCTCCTATCGCTATTCGTGCTAAGTACGCATCAGTGCACCTTGGACGAGCAGGATTTGGTGAAGTTAAAAAGATTGCCTCAGTCAACACTCATCTCACACGCGACGATATCGAAGCGATCAAGATGAGGGCTTTAGCCTCAGCTAATGAAGCAGGCCTAATCGCATCTGACGATGCGTAAACTATTAAATGTAAGCTCGGTCGAGGGCGACCGACCGGCTCGTAAGTAAAGTTGCAATGAGTTCGGTTAAATTCTAACCATAACGAACGGACTCACTCATGGCATTAGCGACACTTACGCCTGACCTTACAGACATACTAGCAATGTGCTACCAGAGTATTGGCGTATTTGGCAAAACTTTATTGCCAGAAGCATTCAACACACCCTGGTCCACACTGCACAAAAGTATCCTTGATGCCATAGACTCGCCGCATCAGCGTATCTGTATAGCTGCTCCTCGTGGCTTAGGCAAAACTTCCCTGGCCCGCGCGTTAGTAGAAAAGTCAATCCTATTCCGCGAGTACGAATTTGTCATCTACGTCTCTAACAGTGAAACTATCGCCACTATGCAAACGGAGAACATAAAGCGTGAGCTTGTTACTAACCGTGAAATCAGGCGAATATTCGGTAACGTACAAATTAACGCAGATGATCCCGAACTGGATGAATCCTTTAGCAAACAGTCGTGGGTTGCGTTTGGTTCCACACTGGTCATGCCACGCGGCGCTGGTCAGCAAGTTCGAGGACTACTATATAAGAACTATCGCCCTCAACTAATAATAGTTGACGATCTCGAAAAGAAGGAAGAACTTGAGAACCCTGAAAATCGCCGAAAACTTAAAGAGTGGTTCAACTCTGACTTACTCAAGTGTGTAGATCGCTACTCAGACAAGTGGCGTGTTATCTACATTGACACTCTCAAACACTACGACTCACTCTTACAAGAACTTCTCACAAGCCCTGAATGGCACTCAATGCGCCTTGACTTATGCAATGATGAGTATGAATCACTCGCACCACACCTAATCAGCACCGAAGAACTTAAGCGTGAAGTAGAATCTCACCGCTCCAAAGGAATGCTTGACGTGTTCTACATGGAATACAGAAATCTTCCGATTTCTAGGGAAGATGCTACATTTCGCCAGGATTACTTTAAATACTACGAGGAACGAGAACTCGACAATCGCCACCTCGAGAACGTAATCATAGTTGATCCAGCCAAAACTGCCAATATGCACTCAGCCGACAGCGCTATTGTAGGTATTGGCATTGACTACACAACAAACGCCATCTACATCCGCGATATTGTCAGCGGTAAATTCTTCCCCAACGATTTGTACGAAGAAATGTTCGCAATGCGTCGTCGCCTTAACGCTCACGCCATTGGTATTGAGGTAACTGGACTTGAGGAATTCATCAAGCAACCAATCACCAACGAAATGTTACGCCGCGGTCCTAGCGATTCCTTCGAACCTATATGGCTTAAAGCTAGAGGCGGCGCTCCTGATGGTGAGAAAGGTAAGATTAAGCGCATCGGTTCACTTTCACCGTACTACCGACAAGGATATATCTACCACAACAAAAGCAACTGTGCTAAACTGGAAGCTCAGCTACTTTCGTTTCCTCGCAGTGGCCTCGTGGACGTTGCTGATGCCACAGCTTACATCATCGAGTTACTCGAACTCGGTGGGCGCTACTTCACAGCACCAGACTACGATCCTAACGAACTAGAGAATGAGTTCTCGTCACTAGAGTATGATCCACCACTAGATGACGATTGGAGACTAGTTTAAATGGGTAAAGAATTTACTAATCGACAGCGTAGCGTACAATACACGACCAAAGGCCGCCCTGTTCTTGCACTGGAGTTTGACGTGTTTTCAGATGGTGCTGTTTCTATGTGGGCTCATACTCGTCACGAGATTCCATTCAAGGAAATGTATGACGCCTTTGTAGCAATTCAGCAGCATATTACCAGCTTTATTGCAGACGCTGGGATGTGTCCCTTTAATCCATCCTTACACGCAGACGCGCACTCACAGATGAGTAATTAATTATGCCTTATAGTATAACGAATCCAGACAGCTTAATAGACATGGGTAACGTAGAGAAGTATGATTACAAGTACGCTTACCCTGAAGGTATGAACCTCAAGCCAGGCGAAGAACTACATCAACGCTTGCTCTCACGCTTACTTCGCTACGGGTGGGAAGCAGCTAAGGTTCAGTCCTCACGTCGTCCTGCATGGGATGAGATAAACAAGACACTCACAGCATACATCTCTTTATCTGATAAGGAAATGTTACTTAAGAAGAAAGACCAACGCAAGCCCGTTAGCATAGTATTCCCCTACAGTTACGCCATACTCGAAACATTAGTATCATATCTTGTAGCTGCATTCTTTCCTAATCCAATGTTCCGCTACGAAGGTGCTTCACCTGAGGACGTAGCAGGTGCTATCCTAATGGAGAAGGTAATTGACTTACAGTGTGCCCGTAACAAAGTAGCACTCAACCTCCATACTATGTTTCGTGACGCATGTGCATACGGATTCGGTGCAGTTGCTCCATACTGGCTTACACGCTATGGCAAGAAGCGCACACGTGAAGCTGCAGGATTCTACGATGGTGATGGTAACTTCACAGAAACTAACTCAGTACGCGGCCTACGCGAGAACGTAATCATCTTTGAGGGCAATGCTGTCACCAATATCGACCCCTACAACTATCTACCTGATCCAAACTACTCCATTCACGACGTACAGAAGGGTGAGTATGTAGGCTGGCTAGATCGTTCCAACTACATGGACTTACTTAGTGAGGAGCAAGATGATCCTACACTGTTTAATGTCCGTTATTTACGCCATACTGCTAATAAGTCTAGTGGTATTCTGGGCACTGATTCACGCACTTCTCGCACTCGCTCACTGCGTGGAGACGCTACCTCTTTCGACCGCAACATTTCGTTACCTGTCGATCAGTTTCATGTGTACGTTAAACTTATTCCTAGTTTGTGGAAGCTGGGTCCGTCAGACATTCCTGAGAAGTGGCTTTTTACTGTTGCTAATGACGCTATCATTATACGTGCAAATCCTCTCGACCTCGATCACGACATGTTTCCAGTTGGTATATGCGCTCCTGATTTCGATGGCTACTCGCCAGTAGCATACTCACGCCTCGAAATACTCGGCGGCATGCAAACAGTAATCGACTGGCTCTTCAATTCACACATAGCGAACGTCCGCAAAGCAATCAACGATGTACTCATTGTTGATCCTTATCTCCTCAACATCGAAGATTTACGTGATCCAGAACCAGGTGGCCTTGTACGCTTACGTCGTCCTGCCTGGGGCCGTGGTGTTGAAAATGCCGTTAAACAACTCGCTGTCACCGACATCACTCGCACGAACCTACAAGATGTTGCTTTCATCGTCGAGTACATGCAGACAATGACTGGCACTGATAATGCTGTTATGGGCAACTTACGTAAAGGCGGACCTGAACGACTCTCAGCACGTGAGTTTCAAGGTACAGCTCAAGGTGCAGTTAACCGACTCGAACGTATCGCCAAGATAGTGGGCCTTCAAGTAATGCAAGACATCGGATACATGTTCGCTTATCATACACAGCAATTCATGTCTCAAGATGTTTACGTGAAGTCAGTAGGTGATTGGCCCGACTCAGTTCAACGCCAATTCAACATTCAGGACCAACGTATTAAGGTATCACCTATAGACATGCTAGTGGACTACGATCTCATAGTGCGAGACGGCAGCATTCCTGGCGGCAATTTCAGCGATGTATGGACGCAACTCTTCCAGACTATCGGCTCCAACCCGGAGCTAATGCAGCACTTTGACATAGTAAATATCTTCAAGTACATCGCCACTTCATTAGGTGCTAAGAATGTAGATGCTTTCGAGCGGCAGCAGCCAGCAGCACAAGTATCAGCTGCGCCAGATGAGCAAGTCCTAAATCAGGTGGCGAATGGTGAATTAGTATCACTATTGGAACAGGGCTGATGTTAGAATTTAACCGAACTGGTCCTATGAGCAACACGATCGAGCTACGGCCTCCGTCGCTGGCAGGCCCAATCGCTTACAGCGCCGCATCCATCCCGTGGCTAACCCTCCGAGGGGTTATATGAAAGGGCCACTGCGAAGCAGGTTGGCCCGCTGATGGATTTGGTAGGTCGATCTTACAGTACAACTAATACGCTAACTGGACTGCGTGCCGTGATGCGGAATCGCGCGATCTATCGCGCAAAGGTATTTAAATGTCAGAACAAAACTTACACGCAACACTTGCAGAACATCATGCTTTACTAGAATCCGTTGCCTGGAATGATTTAGTACGCGAAATAGACGCGTGGCTTGATGACGTACGCAACAAACTTGAAATAGAAGAAGATATGAGTGAGATAAAACGATTTCAGGGTATCGCTGAAGCCTGTCGTCACTTCCTTAGTTTGCCACAGAATATAATACTTGCGTTAGAAGGAGAGCATAATGGCCGAGAACTTTGACTTATTAGATTTCGGACCAGAACCGACTCACACTGAACCTGAGCCTCAATTACCGCCTGATCCACGTGAAGTTCCTGAGGAGCCAAATGAGCCTGTAGATCCAGCTGGTGAACCTTTACCTGATGAAGAAGGTGATCACGAATCAGCACTACTTGCTCGCTTAGAGGAGGAGACTGGTAGGCGCTTGCAGTTAGAGCGTGAGGTACCAGTCAATGAAGAAACTACTCGAGAGCCAGAATCTGATCCAGACTTTCTCGATGGACTTGACCTCGACGAAGTACTCAGCAGTAGCGAGAATCTCAACCGACTTCTACTTGCTGTATACAATCGTGGCGTTAGCGAGTCGATGCGCCGAGCTTCAGACAATGTGCTTGGCTCTGTGCAAGATCTTGTCTCGCGCTACGTGCGAGAGCAACTCACAATGAGTGAGATGGTTAAGGAGTTCTATGAGCAAAATGAAGACTTGCGCCCATTCCGGCGCACTGTTGCTGCGTATGCAAAGGACATCTCGAGAGATAATCCTGAACTTAAACCACAGGAGGTATTCGCGAAAACTGCAACTCATGTTCGCACCGCGCTAAAACTTAAGAAGCTTGAGGCGCGTGATGCCGTAGTTAAGCCGAGTAAGAGTTTCGCACCTCAACGAGGCCGTAAAGCTAATCTCGAGCCTGAATTAGTAGGCATCGAAAAAGAGATAATGGAACTCGTTGACCTATAGTAATTAAGGAACTAATTATGTCAGAAATATATGTATCGCGTTATGATCGGCACTGCTTAGACAAGTTACTAGGCTCCACTACTGAAGAGCGCCTAATTGAAGAAGGGCATGTTTTCAAGCTTACTGACGGCACCGAATATAATGCTGGCACACCAGCACAAGTATCAACACGTACATTGACAGTTCAAACTACAGAAGCTCCTCCGCCTCCTCCGCCTCCTGAGGAAGAAGAAGAGCAAACTTTATAACTTAACCTTCTGAAGTAGTGCTGGGCTTCAGAGCCAACTGACGAAGGATAATATTATGGCTTTCATGGGAATGCGTGGAACTGGTGACTGGGCAACTGATGAGCGTCCCAAAAACTGGCGGCAAGGAATACTTTATTTGTATCCGAATGGATCAGCCCCACTTACTGGCTTACTCAGTAAGATGGGTGAAGAAGTAGTTGATGATCCCGAATTCAATTGGTGGACAAAATTGCTGCCAGCTCAGGGTGGCGCTGTTACTGATGTGTACACTGATTCAGGTATGCTTACTGCATACACTACTGGCGGTACAGCTGGCGCAACACTTTACGTTAAACTAGCACAAGCTATTGCTACTGAATTTCGTGTCGGCCATCAAGTTCTGCTGCGTGTAAGCACTAATCTCAACGTGGATGTTAATGCTAAAGTTACTGGCCGTACTCTCGCTGGTGCTAACTCACAGCTTGTCGTAAGACTGCTTGAGGCCGACGACAACGGTGGTGCTACTACATTAGGCAGCTGCGATACAATACTTGTTATTGGTAACATCAATGCTGAAGGCGCACCGATTCCTGATGCTATTGCCTATGATCCAGTAAAGTGGAATAACTTCACGCAAATCTTTCGTACTCCACTCGATATTACTCGTACTGCACGCAAAACCCGACTGCGTACTGAAGATGCGTACAAAGAAGCAAAACGTGAAGCACTCGAACTTCACTCAATTGAACTTGAGAAAGCCTTCTTCTGGGGCATCAAGACTGAAAACGTTGGCACTAATGGTAAGCCCGAACGTACTACTATGGGCTTGATTCAGGCAATTAAGACAGGTGCACCAACAAACGTATTCAATTACACTACTGACGCTGGCATTACAGCAGGTACTGATTGGATAGTTGGTGGTGAAGCGTGGCTAGATGCAGCAATGGAAGTAATCTTCCGTTATGGAAGCGGCGATAAGATGGTGTTTGCAGGCAGCGGTGCCATACTCGGCATTAACCGCCTTGCAAAAGCAGCTGGACAAATTAACCTCACACCAATGTCTACTTCCTATGGGCTTAAGGTT